AGAAGGTAACCGGCGGCAATCCGACCCCGGCGCAGAAACAGCAGTACCACGAAGAAGTGCAGCGAGTGCAACAGATCGCCAAGGCTGACCCGAACGACGTCTACACCGAGATCGGTGAGCAGCTCGGCAAACTGATGGACAGCTACGACGCGCTGAGTAAGGCGCTGTTGGCTGAGCAGGTAGAAGGCAAGAAGGTGTACAAGGGCGAGGAGAGCATCGGTCGGCGGGCGCTGCGGCGTATCATCATCACGACACGATTAGACGCCATGCTGGCTGAAATACGCGAAACGATGGTGTTCCGATCACCGCCAGAATTGGGCTCACTTTGGAGCAAGTTCGAAGAGATGTGGCAGACGATCGTTGCCGAGCAAGATCAGGCGCACGCAGAAGAGCTTAAACTGATTCAGATGGCGAGATGGCGACGCAGAAGAAAAATAGCGGAACTAAGGGCCAAAGCAATCTGGATTTCGGCCGTCGTGTTTATAGTAATTTGGGCGGGAATGGTGATGTGGCTGACAACAAAAAGCGCGACAATGAGGACGTCCCTTGGGGCTTACTGATCACCGTCATGGCGGTGCTGCTGATGTTCTTCGCCGTTATGCCTGTATTAGCGTTCATGTACTACGACATGTACTACGCCACCCAGGCGGCGGTGACCGAAGTCAAGAAGATGAAACAACTGCGGCGTGAAATACAGGAAGAACGACTTTACGGAAGGTAGACCATGCTAACACTCATCTCAACCATCGGCGGTTACATCGTCGCCCTGTTCCCCCGCCTGTTCGACATCCTGCAAGACCGTGCGGACAAGAAGCATGAGCTGGACATTCTGCACATGCAGATGCGTCAACAGCTCGCGTTGACCGAAAAAGGCTACTCGCCTTCGGACAAGACCGAAGAGGTGCGCCAGAACGACGAGCAGGATCACCAGCAGTACATGGCGCAGACCGCCGCGATCTACAGCAACCAAGAGAAGATGCTCGAGTCGTCCTCCCAGTGGGTCAAGGACATGACCGCAGCCACGCGTCCGTTCGTTACCTTCATCTTCGTGTTCGAGCTGGTGCTGATCAACCTCTTGACCATGCTCTGGATATTCGTCCACGGCGACAAGGTCACGTCGATCGGCGAGTTTATTCAGATTATGGAGATCGTCTTTGACGCGGATGAGATGGCGCTACTGGGCACCATCATCGCTATGTGGTTCGGCAGCCGTGGCAACAGCAAGGCAGGTAAATGAAACTGCCTGTTGCCACAATTGCAATGATTAAACACCATGAAGGTGTCCGGTACAAGCCTTACAAGTGCCCGGCGAAGTTATGGACGATCGGGGTGGGCCATGTGCTGTACCCCGAACAGGGCAAGCTGCCCGTCGATCAGCGCGACAAGTTCGCACTAAAGATAGAGGACTTCCGTGTATTCAGCAAAGACGAAGTGGATAAGATCCTTGCGAAAGACCTACAGCGTTTTGTCACTGGCGTTCTTCGCTACTGCCCTGATCACCTTAACGATAATCGCTTGGGAGCGTTGGTCAGCTTTGCGTTCAATGTTGGGCTAGGCACCCTGCAACGCTCGACCCTGCGCCAGAAGCACAACCGAGGCGACTTCCAAGGCGTCAAGGAAGAGTTTCTGAAGTTCACCAAGGGTTGCGGCAAAGTGTTGCCAGGCTTGGTCAAGCGGCGCAACGACGAGATCGCGCTTTACTTCATGGAGCCTAAGTGAACCCGTGGCTGATTCTCGCAGCGGTTCTGGCCGTGGGTGCTGCAGGCGGCGCTGGCTACGTCAAGGGTCGCGGCGACGGTCAGGCGAAGGTGCAGGCCGCTTGGGACGCCGAGCGCATCCAGCAACAGGAAGCGCATAATCAGGCACTGCGGGAGTCGATTGAGAAACAGCAGGCGCTGCAGTTAGGCGCCGACCAATTAAGACAGGAGGCCGATCGTGAGAAACGTGAGCTGGCTGCTCGCAATACTGCCCTTACTAACAGCCTGCGCAACAGGCCGGAGCGCCCCGCCGAAGTCGGTGCCGTGCGCAATGCCGCCGGTGCTGGATCAAGCGGTTGTACCCCAAGAGAGCTTTACCGACAGGATAGCGAAGTGGTTGTCGGACTCGCCAGAGAAGCCGACGAAGTCCTCATCGCGTTGAAACAGTGCTATGCCCAGTACGACGCCGTCCGCCTTAAACTAGGCGGCGGCGCAACTGCTGGCAAATGACGCGGTCACGCGTCGTCATCCAGACCGTCGTGTCCTTCGTCGTGCATTCAGCCGGTGACGGCCCCTTGGGCTCTGGCAGGCCGATGGCAAGAAAGGTAAACGTGGCCACCGCGATGGCCGCGTAGTACACCACCACAAGGTCTTTCATATCCGTAGCAGCCTCCCAAGCAGTTTGGTCACCGGCGATTCCTTGTACGGCTGGATGCCCAGCATCACGTCTTGCACGAACCGCTCCTCGGGCGTCGCAGGCTTTTGATAGAACTGCGGTGTGTAATGCGAACCGATTTTAGGGGGTTCTTCCTTGATAAAGTAACCATCACGAAGCATCGTCTTTCCTCCTATCTTCATTTGCTCGGCGCGCGTTGACTGCTTTCTTTTTTATTAACGCTGCCTCTTCCTTAGTATAAACAGGTTCTGCGCCATTGGCCGTTGCTTTTAGCCACACCTCGGCGGTGTAGGCGCCTGTTCCGCACGCCTTGCACTTGCGCTGGCGTCGCAGGCCACCGGCCATCTTGATGACGTTGACGACGTAGGTGCGTTCACTGCACTGCATACATTTCATGGTCGTACCGCCTTGGCCATGATCTCGATCCGCTCCCGTGCGTCACGCAGGGCGCAGTACCGCTGGTGCAGGCGCTGCAGGATCGAGCTGCGGCGCTCGTTCATGGATTCGTGTGTCAGCATCGCGAACACCTCCTCCTCGGTCAGAGTGGGCAGTTGGTCATTTAGACTGCGCCAGCTTAGCTTTTTCATGTTCTACCTTTGATTCGATTTCAGCTACTTTAGTCATCGCACGCTGGAAGGCGTTGGCGATCTGGTTGTATTCCTTCATGCGCTGACGCTCTTCTGTCTGCGCGGCTTTCAGTTTGGCTTTCCAGTAATCAATTCTTTTCACGTTGTTCGGCCTCCAGTTCGCGCAGGTCGTTGGCAACATCCGACACGCCATGCCAGTCGGATCTAGCGATCATGACGTGCAGGTAGTCGATCAGAATCTCGCGCTGTGTTTCGTATTTAGTAAAGTCAGTCATCGTGTTGGCTCCATTGTAGGTTGTACTGCGGTTAAAGTTGATCGAGTAAATTGTGTTAACGGCATGATGCGCTGGCTGCCGTCGGCCATCTCGATGTGCGCAAACCCTTGCGCGGACGACCAGCAGCCATAATAGGCACGCTGGCGACCGTCGATGTCGAACATCAGCAACCGGCCCCGGCAAGCGTCAACGCGGTCTTGCGTTAGCACGGTCTGGACGCTGATGTCGTTGGTGTAGGTCAAGTAACCAGGCTCGGCAACGGCAGGCGCTGCCAGCAGTAGTAAGAGTAACTTTTTCATGCGTTTTTCTCCTTTAGCTTGGCTTCGGCAATACGGATAATGTCCGGCAAGTAGTTAGACTCGTTCTCCCACAATGCCTTGTCTATTTCCTCATCCGTCAGCCCCTGCCATTCTTTCATTAGCACAGTGCCGTACTGGCTCGGTTGGTTCTCAGGGTCAGTGACAGACTGCTCGAAACTCTCTCGCATCTTCTGCACTTGCGTCTCTGTGTACAAACCTTCATCATCTGGTTCAGGATTTAGACCAAGATTGGTTTTCCACTCGGTTGCGCCACGTTCAGCAACGGCTTGCATATACGATAGCTCTCGTACTTTTATCCATGCGATTGGTTTCATTGTTAAACTCCTTTACTGTAAAGCGGCAACCAACCGTTTTCTTTTGCCCAATCTTTGTACACAGTCACGTTACCGTATGCTCCGGGTTCATGCCACGCCACCGGCTCCGGTTCAGGCTGCGCGAGTCGGGCGCGGAGAATTGGTGTTACATCGTTAGCCCAGTCAGGATGACCGCCCATACTTATTTTTTCCAACGCATCCAGCACCTGCTGCGCTTCCTCGCGGGTTAGTGTGATGGTCATTGCGGCTTCTCCTCATCTCCAAAGTCCATATCAACAGGGTGCGGTACATCGTCATGCACGATCACGCCATGCTCATCAGCAGGCAGAAACCTGCCGCACACTACGCAGTAGTAGCCCTCCTCGCGGGTTAGTGTGGTCATTTCAATGCCTCCATTGCGATGTCTGAGATGGCTCGTTTGTCGTGCAGGGCGGCCCAGATTTTCTCGTCGACCGTTCTCTGTGCCATAAGGATATACACCCATACCTCTCGCAGTTGCCCGGAACGATGCAGACGTCCGACGGTCTGCTCGTACAGCTCAAGG